TTAGTTGACCACTACAACCGGTGCTTTATGTGTTACATGTGGAGAAGTATCAGAAGCAATCCCAGCAGCAAGTGAAGAATTATCCAAAAAACTATTAAGCCCGTAATAGACGATAAAAAGACCGCACAGTAGCCCCAGCGCCACCAATTTAAATTTGCCGCCTTTAAGCACATTGAACCGACCATCTGCCCGAGTTTCATCACCAGCACCAACAGTGCTCTTTGTATGGCTTTTATAAAGTCGATAAACATCCTTTTTAAACCTTCCCGCTATTTCACGTTCCCGGCGCGCGATCGGTGGCGCAGGCCCAGTCACAGGACCGCTGAAAACATCGACACGATACGCTTTAGAAATACCAACTTTTGCAAGCTTGCTGACTCTGAATGTGGTCTCTACAAGATTGCGCATAAAAGACGCTAACTGGCTCAGGTCCTGAGTTACTAAAACAATTTCTGTTGAATGACCGTCATCACCGACCACATGACGATGTTCAGCAAAAAATGTTTTATCGGTCTGACGCAGGCGGTTAGCATTCGTACCGGCTGGCCATATCCGCCAGCACTCATCAATAACAATAATGGCGCCGGCCTCAAATACATCTGACCACCAATTTTCATTATCAATAATTTCCTGTGAGTCAAACTGCACAGGTGCCATGCCATAGCGGTCTAAAAATAATTCGGTATTACAGGGAATATTTGTATAAAGCAGGCGATGACTTTTACACGCGGGAATTATGACGTTCTCAACAACGCCATAAGATTTCCCATGACCCGGCAGGCCTGTATACGCCGTGACACTCATTAGCCTATAAAGGGCAAACGACGGATTAAAAAACGGAGCAGATAAGCAGCAACGATAATCTGCGCCCCATGATCCAGAGCGAATGCATTAGCAAACCATGCGACCGAGCCAGGAATAGAAAATGAGCCGGCAGCGGATAAAAAATCCGGTACCGGAATCATTTCAATAACAGCGGCCAGACCATCCATCAAACGCTCAAACGCCCAAAGGAAAAAACTGGATATCTGATCCTGAATCCAACCACCAACACAGGCCAGATCATAAAAATCACAGGATTCAGAAGGCAATGTTTCGTATACGTCAGCATCAAAATCAGAAGCAGCCATAAAACACCTATGAACTCATAAGGACACGAAAACCAAGGAAGGAATAAACGACAAGCATCACAGATGTGATAACAGCAGAAATAGATTCCAATACAGTGCAATGAATAGTTGTACCAATTGTTCTGTTTATCGGTGCAGGTAGATCAAATTGCAGCGGAGGACATTGACCGCCGGAAACGTCAAACATTTCAGCGACACTTTCACCAGCCTGAAAAACGGGGGAATTACCGACACGACCTTGAAAATTCTGGACAACTTCGCCATATGACTGCGCACCGGTAGCAAATTTGCCGGGCAAATCACCTGAAAAATCACTACTACCGTCTGCACCGCCGCCAGTACCACCACCAGTATTCCCGCCTGTATTTCCACCGGTATTCCCGCCTGTATTTCCACCGTCACCGGGATCAGTGCCGCCGCCTGTATTGCCGCCTGTATTGCCGCCAGTATTGCCACCACCATTAGAAGGAGGAAAACAAGTACCGACACCGCCGGCCTCAGTAGGCGGAACCCATGAATAACCTAATTGAGAATTACACCAAGCCGGAGGATTTTGACCGTCACCATCATACCCGGGTAAATCATCAGGATTAGGATCATCAGGAAAACCACCGGGATCACCCGACCCATTTTCTGAACCGTCTGGATCACCGTCAGAACCTCCGCCGTCAGAACCACCATCAGAACCGGGACAATAATTCTGCACAATAGCTACGCAATGAGTGCCATCTTCACGACAGTGATATTTAACACGTTCATAACAACCTGGAGGACCATCCGGATCAGGGCCGCAATAATCGCCCTGATACGTCGAGACAAAATCCTCACAGGGATCTGGATCTGGATCTGGATCTGGATCTGGTGTAGTCACACATTGCTGAGAGCCATTTTCGTAAGTGACTAATTCAGAACCTTCAGGGCAGGAACCGTCATCTGGAGGGGTGCACATAGAACCTTCAGGACAGGGATCAGGCTCAGGCTCAGGTTCAGGTGGAGTGCACGGGGCAGTTAAATAAACCAACCGATAATAACTGATACCTGCATTAGAATATTCAAAATGACAATACCCACCAAATGATTGAGATGCAGCAGCTGAAGAACAATCCTGTTCTTCATATAAAGCACCCTGAGCATATTGCTGAACATAATCAGAAGGACACACATCCTCAGGAGAATCAGGAAAATTTTCATCAGAAAAAGACGAAAAAGAAATTAATAAAAACAAAAAAGCCAAGAAAATTCTGATTTTCATAAAATTACCTCAGCCATGAAAAAAATAAAAAAGCCGTGACGAGACCAGCAACGAAGAAAGAAAAATAATAAAGATCAAGCATAAAAAAACAGGGGCCGAAGCCCCCGCCCCATGTTAAGAGCGCACTGCACTCAGCAACATTTTGGCACCACGCATAGCGATGTAGACGACACCGACAGCAGCGGCAATAGTGCCGATACCGGTAACGATGGACGAAAAATCTACAGCGCCGGTGATAGCAGTTACCATAGCTTCCATAGGAATTACCCCTTTATTAATTTCAATAACACAGCAGCGCCCAGGGCTGCCGCAAGTGGCACAACGGGCAGTAAAAAACCTGCACCGAAGTATTGAACAGCAGTCTCTGGAGACAGCTGCGATATGTCGAACGGTGGGGTATAAACCGTAACTACCCACCCGCCCGGACATTCAAGCCCGCTTGAAACCTCAGCATCACAAACGAGCACATAACTCATAATCAACCAGCCTTTTTAACCGGTGCGTCATGCACAAAACCCAGACAGTGCTGCACAGTTTTTCCGCCTGAGGTTTTATTGACTACACGGAGTTTTACGTTCATTGGGTAATCGTTCAGATTCTGTGAAAGCGACTTAACAACCAACTCTTCACAGTTCATTCTCGCAGGCACAAAGCCGCGATAGTTCGGGTTAGTCGGATCGCTGTTCAGTACGTACAGCTGGTTAATGCGGTTACCGTTTTCAAGCTGAAAAGACATACCGCCAACCAGCGTTACAGGCATTTCAAATTCCATAATATTTTCCTCTTTAGAAGCCCTCTGATTTTTCAGCCGACCGCGAGAGCATGACGGACGGAGTTATTAGGCCCGGTAAATGGGGCCTCTTTAATAAACTGGGAAAGTCGCTGTTCATTCAGGTCTAAGCGCACCTGATTAGCGAAGCGTTTAACTTCGTCCAGGGGCTGATCTGTCAGCACGAGTAAAAGCAGATAACGAAGGGAGACTTCCGGCATATGAGCCATTTCATTTCTGAAAGTGGCGCGGTATTCGTCGAGAAGGCAAACCTCATCAACTGGAAGTAGTTCATCCTGAACAGGAATGGGCGGATGTAGAGCCATTATGATTCCCCTTGCCCAAGGCCCCGCACTTTGAGAAATCAGCGCTTTCGGATACATTGGACGGTTACGAAGGTTTAACCGGGTGCTGCAACACCCTGACAGGAATCACAATAGGAGAATGACCAATTATTTGCAATAAATAACCAATAATTGGTCATTATTATTTTTAATATGTCTACTCCGCTTGATAGGTTTTTACTACTTCTGGAATTAGAAGGGGTAAAACTGCCGTGGCTTGAAGAAAGAACCGGCATCAAAAGGAAGCGCTGGGCAACTGTAAAAGCTGGATCTGTAGAAATGAGAGCGGCAGAAACCGAGGCGTTAGCGAAAGTGTGGCCAGAATATGGTTACTGGATAGCAACCGGTAAAGAGCTACCAGAAGCCGGGCAAATCAGTCCTATGACAAAACGGGAGCAACAGACGCTAAAGCCAACCCCCAAGGCTGGCTAATTGCATACAGAGCCGCCGAGAGATGGAAGGCTTAACGGCTCATCATATTTTCTTACTGACACAGATAACTGTAGACAAGGAAAACAGCAGACATGGAAATAATCGTTATCCTTGCAGTACTCGCAGTCCTGATAACTGTCTTTAAAAAACCTGCAAAGAAATTCAAGCGGTACGCGAACAGCGATGCATATCAATCGTATAACTACAAAAAACACGCCCGCCTCTTCTCTCCAGCAGAAAGATCATTCTTAGGTGTACTGGACTTAGCCGTAGGTAATGAATACCGAATTTTTGCAAAAGTCCGAGTCGCTGATGTCATTGAGCCAGAAAGAGGCCTAACCCGGAAAAACTGGCAAATAGCTTTTAACCGAGTCGCAGGAAAGCACTTTGACTACGTATTATGCAGCCCCGACACATTAGAAATAAAAGCAGTATTAGAACTGGACGATACCAGCCATAGCGAAAACCGACGGATAAGCAGGGATGAATTCTTACAAAAAGCCTGCAAATCAGCAGGTTTAAAGCTTATACGGATAAAGGCTCAACGTAATTACAATATCGAAACCATAAGACAAAACGTAAATGGCAGCATATCAAAAGACAACTCTCTCGGAGGGCCGAAGCCCCCCTCCTGAGCTAATGATCAAATAAGTTGATCGGAAACTAACACAAGACTAACTTCAGTCTTTTTCATCAAGGTTCCAACAGTTCGGGCAGACATATCAGAAGGAAGCGGCTGGCGAAAGAGTGAAAGCGTTAGCGGCTCAGGTCACTGGCCTTTAAGCCGTTCGTATTCAGCACACTGTTTATCCCTCTCCCGCTTATTCTGTGAAGAAGAATCAGACATATAAACCATAATCGCGGAATTACAGGCAGCCCTAGCCTGTTCAATTTCTGTAAGCTCATTGGCATTGGCAGCTTCTATCTTGGCAACTGTAGGCTTAAACGAAGTAGAAGCCTGACAAAACATATTACGAACGCGGGACGCTCTGGATTTAGTCATCCCCTGATAAATATCAGCATTACAACTTTCCCGAAAAAGACTCACGGCAGCCTGAGAACATTCCGAATATTTTAAAAGACTGTAACGGAAAGAAGCACAAACAGAATCAGGACGAATTCGCCACAGCTGATAAGAAAAAGGAACGTCAATTCCTGAATGAGTAATTACAGCCGATTTCATATAAACCCCCATCTCATCATTATAATCATCCAACACAAGAGACCGGGCAAATCGCGTATAAGATTTAAAAATCGAAGAGATACCAGAATCAGAGCCGTCATCTTGAAGAGCAGAGGCAGCAGATTCTGCAGAAACCCATGGCGATAAAATAAAAATAAAGCCGACAATCAAAGACTTAAGAAGCATAACAATTCCCTGTAAATCCATTGCACGCGCTAATAATAACACACTCAAAACTGCTTCATAATGCAAGGATCGACAGTTCAACACCTTGGAGGACAAGTCCCCCAAACCCCCGAAGTGAGGGGATTCTCCCCTACGGAAAAAATTTTCCTACCCCTAAAAACACGTATTTAAAATACAAGTTTTATTCCACGATATACAGGAATTCCCACAAGGCTGACCTTTTTTGCATTGTTTAGCTTCAGCGACAATAGGAAAAATAAAAATTATTAGGATTAAAAATTTACTCATAACTTCCCTGTTAAGTAACTCAATTTAAACTGTTATCAGCCCATACTTTCATTGTGTATAGAGCAAAAAATAATATTCAGTTTGCCATGAAATTCAGCGGCAAAAACCAACGATTAGCCGAGGCACTCAACTGCTTAAATCCAAAGTGCTGATAAAAAGCTGCTGCTTTGTCATCAATCGCATCAACAACCACCGCATAGATACCGATACTTTCACTGATAGCTATCGTTCGCTTTATAGCGTCTACCAATAGTACCGCACCTATACCCTGCCCCTGATGATTCTCTGATACCGCCAGTCTGCCAATCAAAGCAGCCGGCACAGGATGTTTAGGGAGTTTCTTTATCTGTTCTGGTGGTAAGGCTGACAGATCGATAGAGAGAGTACTCAGCGTGTAGTAACCCACAATGTCCGATTCCGACAATGTGTTGGTGGCTACATAGACCCGCGCAATTCGCCGCTTAACATCCTGTTTGGCCTGCCGTTTGATATAGTCATCAAGACTGGCATTGCCACATGAAAAAAGCGGCCTATTGTGGCCGCTGTCCAGTTCCTTGATGTGCAAGTCTTTCATTCACTGACCACACGCTGATCATGGGCCGAAAAAGCTACCTTCATGCGCTCATTGGCTGTTGTTGAGCCCAATGCATTGAAGAAGGCTTCTGCATCTTCTGCAGACAGTTTCATGACTTCATGTTCTGCAATGGTGTGCTCAGCATGTTCCAGGGCACTGGTCAGAATGAAGGCACTGACGGTTTTACCTTCCAGGCTGGCCGCCCGCTCGATTACGGATTTGGCCGTAGTCTTCAAACGAAGATTGATTCGTTCATCTTTGACTTGTTGAGTGGCGCTCATATACCGCTTCTCCAGACATAAAAAAATACACCCATAATGTACGTCATTTTGGTGCCTTTGTAAAACAACTAACGTGCACATTTTTGGTGCAAAAACCTTCATAATGCTGGGGTCACTGGTTCAAGTCCAGTCATAGCCACCACGTATTTAGAAGCCTCGCAGGTTAGGAATAACTAACTTGCGGGGCTTTTTTCGTTGTGGGAGATTCAAAACTGTCGCAGGGCTGGATAGACTGCAGGGAAAAGATGGTTTTCAGGGAGAGATTCAGCGAATGGATAAGTATCTAATCCTCATATGTACAACTATCGCCGCGACTCCAGCAGCGATATTACTACTCATAACCATAGCGCTTGGCATATCTGGAACAGACTCAGAACTGAATAAAAAAGCTTTCGAGATATCCGGGTTAATAATTCAGGGGCTAGCAACAAGTGGGACATTGGCTGCTGTATATGTAGCCTGGAAAGCGCTTGATTCATGGAAAAAGATTAAAAAAACAGAATTTATATTAGAAAATTTAAAAAACATAAAAGCAATTCTAAAAGAAATTTCCAATACATGTTCGTACTTTCATCAGTTAAAACTAATCGAATTTAATATAAGAGTACTCGAGAACAAAGATGCAGACGGAGAAATTTTTTCCGATAAATCAAAAAAAATAATTGAAATACTAGAAAACAACTTAGATAAAATAAACATGAAAAAAAATGAACTAATTCTTCTCACAAAATGCATAAATTCGGAAAATCCTACAAATAAACAGAAAGAACAGATGAATCCTATATTTCTTGCCGAAACCAATAAACTAAATTATATAGAACACATAAAAGAAAAAGTACATGAATTAATAGATGAATTAATAACCAACCTAGATAAATTAGATAATGACACACGCACGCAAACAAAAAAAATCGACGAACTATATAAAGAACTATTGAACTAAAACAACCCGACTACTCTAGCCCGCTCACCAAGCCTGCAGTTCTTCAGCGGGTTTAATTCCAGAAACTGATTCAGATAATCAGGAGACAGGAGACAGGTGGCTATAGCGCATGGTCATCTTTAGGTCTGAATGACCGAGTACCTTTTGTAGGGTGAGAATATCCCCGCCGTTCATCATAAAATGGCTTGCAAAGGTATGCCGGAGGATGTGGGTTATCTGACCTTCCGGGAATTGTATCTTTGAACGTTCCGCTGCTTTTCTGAATGCCGTCCGGCAATTATCGAATAACCGTTTCTCAGTGTGAACCTTACTCACGGCTTTAATTTCCATTAACAAGGATTCACTGATAGGTACAGTCCGCCCCCTTCCGTTTTTCGTGTCAGCGAATCTCAGAGGTAGCTTATACGGACAGCCACAATAAAGAGACTCTATAAAGGGTTATGTATTCGGATCAGAACCCCTGATTACCTCCACATCCCGATTCAAAAGCCGGTTCCGGCACCAACCTGCTGCCAGGCCCCTGCGAGGCGACATTTTCCAGTCTGATATGCCACTACCGGTCATTACTGGCGATCAGACCAATCTGTTACTAACATTAGTATCTGTATGTACTCTGCAGCGACACTATAAAGCGATAACCCAAATGCCTAATAACTTATTTATCTCCTACGACCTCAAAAAAGAAGACGATGCCGCTCTGACAGAGCACCTGAAATCACTCGGTATCTGGGCAAGAATCCATAACCGCTTCTGGTTTCTGTCGTCGAAACTGTCTGCACAGCAGGTTGAGAAGCGCCTTCGCGACTATATAGGCCCGGACGACTCCCTGGTGGTTATCGATTCAACCAATAACGATGCCTTCTGGTTTGGAGTTACCAAAGAGGTATCGGAATACCTGAAAGCTAACTGGCAACATTGATCTGAACTTATGAACCATGAAGCCCCCGAACCTTAAGCAAGGGCTTCAGGATCACCCAATATCTGAAAGCAAAGTTTCATTGAAGCTTATCAGGCCTTTCATAACCCTCCGGAAGAAAAAGAACAGGAACATATGTCCATATTCACTAATTTCTTTCTTACTCCTCCTGACATATTGATAAATTTAAAAATAGTAATTACCGTTTCCGTATCAATCAGAGGAAACTGACTGAATGGAACTTACTACAGGAAATATTATTTACGTTACACCTTTGTTGACAACCGGAATATGGGTCATTTTTACCTTCATAAAAAAATCGGAATAGACAAAAAATAAACATCAAATCCCTGACTGAATTTATAATAAAACATTCATCTGATCTGAATATAAGCCACACCAGATATTTTCGTGAGCGGATGTTTTCCGACTATTATGGCAGAACAGTTTCTGAAACAGAAATAGACTTTACAAACAAGGAAAACCTGAATTAAGAAAAGATAAACACCTATTTCAAGGGGCGAAATGCTACTGAAATATGGAAGAAAAATGGCAAACATTTTATCTATTTAAAAACACATAAATTGAAAATCCCATTCAGAAACAGGCCTGTTCAGTTACTTAGGGCACCTCTGAATAACTCTGCACAGCTTCGCGCGCATACTGCAGAGTCGTTTTGACAAGGCGTCGCTTGAAATGAATGGCGAGTCCTTTATGAAATCGACAACACCATAACAATGCTCAGCGGTCCCCGCCTGCGCGGCTTATGCTCGGTGTTACTACTTTTTGACGTAACCCGTTATGCCTGCAAAGTAGCGCCTTGATCTGAGCTTATTCAATAAACCGAAGCGGGCACCGAATTATTCAGAGGTGCCTTAGATATAACCTTACGATGTTAAAATTCAGCATTGGCTCTATTACTGTAATATTGGCGACAACCTGACACTAAAAGTTATTCTGCTTATGGGTCTGGTTGCAGCTTTTTTAATCTATGCCATCAGACTTTTATTTCTGGCAATAATAGATAATCCCGGTCCGTCATTTAAAAAGCACCGGATGCAATATCTATCCCCTGACCCGGAGAGCATGCTGGAATAAACGATATTCTGTCTGCGCCAGGCAGAAGCTGGATATTCACTGCTTCAGGTCTGTCGATTATGGCTCAGATTGGCTATTATCAGACTCAGATTTAACCCTGAGGCCAGCAGATATGAGCAGCGAATATATTGTCAACGGTAAACGTTATACACGCCTGGAAGATATGCCGGAGGAAGAGCGGCGGATTTTTGAGCAGTTTCAGTCTGGGCATCCATTTGACGCAGACGCTATGGAGCAGCAGTTTTTAGCAGAGCATCCCGATAGCAAAGTTGTCCGTCAGACCTCTTCTCAAATCGTTGTGAATGGAAAAAAGGTCACATCGGCTGACGATGTTCCGGAGGATATCCGAAAAGCCATGCTGGATAGCGGTATGTTTGCGGATAAAGATGACGATGGTATTCCGGATATTCTGCAGGGGCACCCGGATGCTGTTGTACCTTCTTCCTCTGATCACCCGGACTTTCATCAGAACTCTTCTGCCAGCACTCATTCTGCAGCCACCCGGCCGGCAGGAAAGCCTGCCAGTATCCGCTCTGAAGACGAAGCCCTTAAGCGGCGCCAGAACATCACTAACCTGGTGATTATTATTGCGCTGATCATACTTGGGCTGTTTGTATTCTTTTCCGGTTCTGATCTTCCTCAATAAACCAATAAATAACCGGCCAGAGATAAAAAGCAGGCAAAAAAAACCGCTGCAGAGCAGCGGTAAAGATCGGACGGAATCTGTCCATCAGGAATGGGCAGCAGGTTTAACCAGCGCGGCTTCGGCCTTTTCAGTCTCAGCACTACCGGTTGAATTCTTCACGGTCGTTGCATCGGTTTTATCGCCGGAGTCACTGACCACGTCCGGAGTTTTACTTAATCCGTCAACGTCAAAAGCTTTAATCAGCCCTTCGGCGGTAGATTTCGATAAGTGGAAGTAATACGGATGCAGAGACGATTTCAGCACATAGCTGTTATTGCCTTTTTCTGCATCCGCAGGTTTTTCCTGATCAATTTCCAGCGTCGCAGTCTCATCACCTTTCAGGGTTAAATCCACTGTCAGCAGTGGCTGATCAGAGCTGAATTCCACTGAAGATTTTGAGCTGATGATATCACTGGCTTTCAGATTAGCGATTTTGTAAATCAGCGACTGAACTGCATTTTCATTAACCTGTTTGCCATCAGGTAACGGATTAAGTTCCCAATTTTCCTGGTTATCCGACGATGCGGCTTTACTGCGACTTACGCTGACCCCCTCTGCACTGACCTGTTGAATTTCGTCCGCTTTAATCGCCGCTAAACTGAGATCCTGCCACCGCTTTACTTCAGTTGGCAGGTCATTTTCAGCGATATCAGCCAGGTAAATTTCATCTTCGCCTTTCACCCGTACGTGAGTCTGATGCATAGAGGCACTGCTGCCCAGCCAGAAGCTGGCAACAACATCATCACCGTCAGAAAGCTGCACAAGACGTTCAAAGCTATCGTCACTGACTTTAAAACGCTTAGCCGCAGAATTGCTGTCAGCAACAGCCATTCCTTCTTTCAGATCAGCCAGACGAGTCAACAGACCAGGTACCAGATTTTTACCTACCGGATAATTATTACTGTCAGGTAATACCCAGTCATCCGCTGTTTTATTCATTACCACTTTGTCGCCGTTAGCGTCGGTGATCCACAGCGTGGTAATTCTATCGCTGTTAAAAGCCAGCAGTGGCGCATCATTCTTATGTCGATCCATCCGGTTAGAGGAGGTCATAAGTAGTGCAGACAGAACCACCTGAACGAGTAAAACAAGACTTAAAATACCAGTTAATTTACGCAT